TGTTCTCTAGTTTGTCCGCTATCCTGCGAAGCATTATTGATAATTTCTCCTTCATAGATATTCTTAATTAAAACTTTATCCATTTGCTCTGATAGCTTTTTAGCTTCGGGGTTTCCAAGCACGTTTATAATGATTTGCGAGGGAGGAACAACATCTTGAGCCTGATTACCAAATTCTTTTTTACCTTTTCTTTCTAAATACCATTTAGCTGTATCAGTTTTATCAAGGTCTTTAGCTACCGTTTGTCTTGCTTTTAAAAAAGGCTTTAACTTTAGCTGTTCTTTTCGGTCAACATACTCAGGATGTTTATCTTGATAATCATAAAGAGTTTGCTTACTTATATTAGCATAAAAACAAGCTTCTTCATCAGTCCCTCCCAAGGCAAATACCTCTTCTAATTTATTGACTGTTTCAACTGTCATTACTGTTGGTCTTCCGCCTTTTCCCATATTGTTTTTTTACCATTTTTAATAATATTTTTATTTCCAGTATAATCTGTGTATCTTTGAACTATTACATCTATATACTTAGGGTCTAATTCCATACCATAGCATATTCTTCCAGTCTTCTCACAAGCTATTAGGGTAGAACCAGAACCAAGGAATAAGTCCATTACTATCGCATTATTTTTTGTTGTTTTTGTTATTGCCTCACACCCTAGCTCTATTGGTTTTTGAGTAGGGTGTTTATAGTCTCCAGCGAAGTCTTTAGACAACTTCCAAACGCTTCCGATTCTCTTACCCTCCAATTCAGCACCTCTATTAAAAACTAAAGCCAACTCATAGTCTGTTAAAAATGTCTTTTTTAAGTCTCCAATTTCTCCTCCACCCTTTGACCAAATAACCATATTTGTTATTTCTCCTAAAGGCTTCACAATATCAATCCATTTTTCTATTACTTTCCACGTTGTCCAAATAAATACCCATCCATTAGAAAATACTGGCAACATTTCTATCCATTCGTCTAAAAATACTTTGTCATTTTCTATGACTGCAAACTTATCGGTCTTTGTTCTCATATTCGATTGATATGAGACTCCATAGGGTGGGTCGGTAAATACCATATCCGCTTTCTTGCCATCCATCAACCTCTCAACATCTTCAATCTTAGTACTATCTCCGCACAATACTCGGTGGTTGCCTAGTTCATATAAATCTCCCAATTTACTTCTAGGTTTTTTAGGTAGAGCAGGAACTTCATCATCCTTTTCGTCTGGTTCAATTATTAAATCTTTGTCAAAGCCTGTAAGGTCAAGCATTTCGCTTGATAAACCTTTAAGTTCTTCTATCGCCAACTTCATATCCCATTCAGACTCATTTAACTTGTTGTCAGCCAACCGATAAGCATCTGCCTGTTCCTTTGTTAAATCTACCGTAATCGCAGGAACTTCTTTAAGCCCCAACAACTTCGCAGCCTCAAGTCTTCCGTGTCCAACAATAAGCACTCCAGCTTTATCCACCACAACTGGCTGATTAAAGCCAAATTCTTTAATACTATTAGCAACTTTCTGGATTTGTTTTTTATCGTGCTTTTTGGCATTCTTAGAATATGGTTTTATCTTTTCAATTTCAATGTATCCATTGCTTGCCATATTATATTAAAATTATCTAAAATAAGTAGTCAACTTATTGTTTTTGTCTTAATTAGTGAACTTTTCTTAATGAATTAGTTCTGTTTGTTATTAAATGAGATAACTTTGTATTTCTATGTTTTCCGCCCTTACTCCAAGTAAGAACATTCATTGTATATCTCTTTTTACTTGACCTACGCATATTAATTACAACTTCCACTACTTGGGACAGGACACTCATTATTCCAATTAGGAATAGCTAAATTTCTTGCCCAATCCCAAATATTACTTCTTACTAAACTTTTGACTGCTTCCCTTTGTTCTTTGTCAGTAAACGAAGCATCAATAATCGTCAGCATCTGACCTTCTATTCTTCTAATTTCCTCATACTGCAATAAGGCATAATAATTATTTCCTTTTTCAACTCTACCTAATTGGTCTTGCTTCCCGCCAAATTCTGGGGAATTTATATTTTTTGACATAACATTACTTAACAAAACATAACTTGACTACTTATTTTAAAGAACTTTATTTTATTTATTCTCCTCTACTATATCAGGTTCTTCGTTATCAATAATCTTTCCGTCTTCTACCTCGGCGGTAATAGCGGGTTCTTCATCTCCTGGCTTATCATTTTCCTCTGGCTTAGTTTCTGGTTCAGTCTTTGGTTTCTGTATCTCTACTACTTGCCATTGAGCGATAGCTTGTAATGCCATACCGTGCTTATTACAAAGATCTTGGTATTCGGCTATAAAGATTTCGGCTTTCTTTTTCTTTTCTACTTCTTGAGCGGCTTCTAAAGACTCTTTACTCAGTTCCATAAAATTAATTTAAAAATTATTAAAACTTTGTTCTCTTATAATTCTATCTCTTTGAGATTTCTTTTCTCCTTTAGATAGTTTATGTTTAAAATTATTAGGTATATCTGGGTATTCGTTATCTTCTGGGCTTTTGCGATTAAAATTCATATAAAAAAGAGGACAACAAAAGTCCTCTAAAACAAACTAATCTTAATTATATCTATCTTACGCATAATATATACAAAGTTAAAGATTTAGTCACTCTAGTAATTAAACCGAAGTGCCGCTTTTTAGGCGAGGATATTTTCAACCTTCCATTTGGAAGAAGCTAATCTCTAATTAAAAATATTTCTTTTTACCTAATCTTATATTAGCATATCTAAAAAAATAAAGCAATAGGATCTCAGGCTATATTTGCCTTGTGGATAACTCTCTTCTTTTTGCTCTTGACAATGTTCTTACCATTTGCTACAATTAAGTTATCAAGTTGCTGGGGGGTTAGTAAAGAAGATAAAACAAACAACAATTCCTATTTACTTTCCCTCTGGCACTAAAGATAAAAAATAAGTCTAATAAATTTAAAAACAAAAATATGGATACTCAAATATGCCCACTATTAAAAGCCAACGACTATCAAAGAGGGTTTAACGCAGGACTAATCTTTACAGGATTTAGAAACGGACAAATATTTTGGATGGGAGATGACAAACAATTTAAAAAACTAAAAGAACAATATGTTAGCAACAGATAAACAACTAGGCTATCTAGTCCTATTACTAGACCAATTAAAAAACGATTACGCTTGGATTACAGAACTCTTTAATCAGACCCCTAAAAATAATGAGAAATACCCAGACGAGAGATGTAATTATCAAAGAATGATTTTAGCGGACAGAATGACCCTCTCACCAAAACAAGCCGACTATATTATTAAGACTTATAACGGAGAGTATGGATACCATAGACTTAAGGCTAGAAATATTATAATGGGAAGTTTAGATAAAAAATAATAAACAAAAATATGTCAGATTTTAAAAGAAGAAAACAAGAAAATAGTTTTTGGAATAGAGATGTTAAGCCGTTCTGGTTTTATTTGATATTTATTCTGTTTTCAATATCCCTATTTTCTAGCCTTAATTTTGCCACGCCTGAAGCTGAGGGTATAAATACTCAACTTTCAGCGCAAAATACCACCACGAGCATTGTAGAGCCTTTAGTAGAGTCTCAAACAGCCACCACCAAAGCCAGAATAACTTGTTATACTTGGACTGGCAATAAAATGGCTAATGGCAAATACCCTAAAGAGGGTTATGTAGCAACAAGTGATAGAAATATACCGTTTGGAACAATTATTGAAATAGACGGAATTGAATATGAGGTGGGAGATAGAACAGCTAAGTGGGTTAAAGAAAAATTTAAACATCAAACTATTGATATTTATTTAGACAATTGCGACTTAAGTTTTGGAGCTAGTATTAAAAATATAATTATTAAGTAATCTGTATTTTAATTACTTGACACGATTATTTTATAAGAGTATAATAAAGAATATAAAACAGATAATTTAATAAAGTTAATAAAAAATTTATGGGAAATTTACCACTCACCGCCAAGCAGTCAAAAGCGTTAGATAAGATTAAGAAATTCATTAAGAAAAACGGTTATTCTCCAACTAATAGAGAGGTTGCCGATCTAATCGGAACTAAGTCAACAGGTTCAGTAAATGATTTATTAGGAAGAATGGAGAATAAAGGATATTTGAAAAGAGGGAAGAATTGGAGGGGATTAAAAATTAAATAACTAGGCTAACTAGTAATAATAAAGAGCAAAAGGACTATGTGCCATAAGCTCTACAAAAATTATGTTAAAAGAAAACAGAACCTTTCAGAA